GTGGAGCAGTCCGGTAGCTCGCGAGGCTCATAACCTCGAGGTCGCAGGTTCGAATCCTGTCCCCGCCACTTGTTTTTCCAGTAGCGAAACTGGAAGACCACTGGGTTATACGAAAGGCCGGCATCTTCGGGTGTCGGCCTTTTCGCGTTCTATCGCCAGTTGTGGCAACAACTTCGAGCATCGCGGAGCGTCTCTTTCTCGCCGTCTCTTGCCGCCGCGCGACAAACCGCGTCCGCGTTCGCGTCGCCCCGCCGCCCCCATTCTGGCCGAAACTCTCGGTTGTCTCTCTGTCTCGCGCCGCCTGGGTTAACGGGTGTTGCTTCCGCTCAATCGCTCGGAATTGCCGTGGTTGCTTTCGGTAGCTCGTAGCTCGGAAGCGCTCTAGTTTCGTTGAGGCAAGTAATGAGCCGCTCCACAATGCTCTCGGTGGCATACTCAGCTGCGGCTCGCGAACGCACATCATCACGGGCGAGTGTCCCGGCCTGATTGATGACGTCCAGATACAACTCCAAGCAAGCCTCGTCGTCCTGGTTCGCCACGCATAGCCGACCGGGGGGAAGCCGCTCGACGAGAAAGCCCGTAGCGCCGTCCCGAACGAAGGCCGCGCCAGTGCGGACGCCCACCGTAGGGCATCCGGCCAAAAGAATTTCCTGCAGTGCGAGCGGACCGTGGTCGTCGTCGGCAAGGTAGGCGCAAGCCCGTGACCGGCGGGCCGCCTCGAAGAGTTCCTCGCGGCGGTAGCGGCCATAGTGAATCTGAATGTGCCGAGGAAAAAGTTCAGCCAGGTGCTCGAGCAGTTGGGGCCGGTGACCGTTCTTGGCGTAGATCAATAGGTCGTATTCGTCGGGCAGCGGCTCGCCGGGCCACGGATCGATGGGGTAGGGCCAGCGGATGATTGGCGACTGGTTCGCTGGTCCGCGATGTGTGGCGATCAGGTCGCGATACCAATCGCTGTGGCAGAACATCGCGCGGCAATTGGCGGCGTCGAGCAGGGCGCACTCCTCGCGATCAATTCGGGGCGAACCCGAGTGCGTGAACAGCATGTTCGGTCCCTGAATAAATGGCTGGCCCTCCGCGTCCCACCACATCGCATAGCGTCGGTCATCCCAATGCCAGAACCAGGGTAGCGCACCCTTACTGGCCGGAAGCGCCTTGATGGACAGCCAGTCGAGTCCCTCGGCGATGCGCCGCCGCAGTTCTTTCTGCAATGCGTACATGCCGTTGGACGGACCGTTGCCGCCTGGGGCATCGACCGGGCCGATGAGCTCGACGGGCATTTTGTCGTCCTTCGGATTGACGTGCGGCGCGAACGAATATCGCCGCAGCACCGGCAACTTGTCCCATTCGCGCGACCAGCGAATCGGAATCGTCGCCTTGCTCGAACTATCGCGGACACCGAGTTCGCGATAGCCGTGATCGTCCATGTAGCTCAAGTGGTAACTGCTGTTGTCGTATCGATAAATGTAAAACGGCGGCGCGAACTCGCACGGATCGCATTGGGTCACTCCGGCTGCGCCGAGGCGGTCAGCCAATTCCTGGTCCTCGCCGTTGTTGTGGGGACCGTAGCCACGGACTCGATAGAACGCCTCGCGGCGGAAAGCCCAGCCGCCGTGGTAGAGGCCGCCGGTGTCGCACTCCCGCAAGCCATCACCGTGCTCCAGCAGCACCAGTCCTGGATGCGACCAGTCGGCTCGCCGCAGCGCTTCCGCGTGCGTGCGTAACCAGTGCGGGAAATAGATGTCGTCGTCATCCGCGACCAAAAACCCCTCGACATCCGGTGACGCCAGCGCCGCGCAGGCGTTTCGCTTCTCGCCCAGCGAGCGAAAGCGACAGGGGATCGAAACCAGTCGCCAGCCATCGCCCGTTTGGTTTTCGTACTGTCCGGCGTCGTCGAGGATAACCAGCTCCCGAAGCTCCCGCGGGTATTCCTGGCGCAGAAAGCATTCGATCAACTGGCCGAGTCCCTCGGGGCGAAGATAGGTGCAGCAGAGCGCGGCGAGTTTCATGGGTTCACCACAGGGGCCGAAGGGCGTCCGCGATCCAGTCCAGCGGGTCGGTGTCGCTGACGACGGTTGTCCAGGGAAAGACGCTGGAAAGAGTGAAGCGGTACTTGAACTTGTCGAACACGGGGTCGTATCCGTAGTCCGGGTGCTCGGAATCGTGTCCGATCATCAGTTGGCAACGGTCCCGCAGGCGAAGCGCGTCGATTCCGCGTCTCGGCGGCGGCTCGTGGTCGAGGAGTACAACGGACCACTGTTGATCATCGATGGGCGCGTCGTTGTAGTCGGGCACGAAGATAATCTGGTGCCGATGCCGTGTGATCGGTTGGTACGTGCAAACACGCGAAATGCGGTCGTACCATTCGTGGTTCGCCTCCACTGTGCGGACGAGCCGATCCGTGGCGAACGCCGCCACCAGCGGCGTGCTGAACCATCCGCTCCCCATTTCCAGCACGGGTCCGGTGGTGCGCCGCAAACAGGCCAGCAGCACAGGAATGTGCGTCGCAAACGGATTCATGCCACGTCGCCCTCCTTTTTTCGCTGCTCGATTCGTTTGACAGCCGCCTGCCAGGTGGGGGACATCAACGAGCCGTGCATGACCTGCGACTTGGCGATGTGGTGGCTCGTGATCCCGAGTTGCCGCCCGCACACGTCGCACAGCGAACAGGTCTGGCGATGTGCGAATTCGGGATCGAACAGATCCTTGAGCTGTCGCGTGCGGAGTTTGAGGTCAAGCACGCTGTCAATTGCGCCGCCAATCGAGCAGATCGCGTAGCCGCCAGCGTCGACTGAGATGCCGCAGCCAAGCGCCGCGTGGTTGTGACAGGGGCGATGATTGATGACGCCGAAGTCCTTGGGCGCGAGGAAGAAATCGGCCTGGGGCAGCACCATGCAGCCGTCAGCTTTGATGGTTTCTTCGCAGACGCGAGCCCGGCCTTCGGCCCGAATTCGAGCGAGCTGTTCCTTCGCCGCCGCGCGATACCCGTTGGACCAGACCTCGACGCGGCCAGGACTCAGCTCGCTGGCGATGTCAATGAACGCGAACAGATCGCGATGCAGCGTCGGTTCGCCGCCCAGGATCACGATCTTCGGGAACCAGCCCAGCTCCCGCGCCTGCCGGTTGAACTCCCGCGCGTCGTCGAGTGTCATGTCGAGCGTGGTCGGCGGCAGGAAGCAGAGCCGATTGCAATTGGGACACGACAAGTCGCACTTATAGGTGATGTGCCATTCGGCTTCATTGCTCTTGGGGGTGTAGTCTGGAATCTCGCTCATGCTGCCTCCTCGGCGACGGCCAGCGTGCCCTCGTAGGTCTGCGCGTGCGGAATCCCCGGCACGTCGCTGACGTACTGGCCAAGCGAACAAAAGAGACGCTTCCACGCCTCCCAAATCCCGTCCGAATTGGCCAGGTCGTTCATCAGTCGGTCATGGGCGGCGTGGATGATCCGCTGCCGCAGGTCCTCGTCGTGAGCCAGCATCGCCGTGTAGTGGGCCAATTCGCAGTTGTCGTTGCCCAGGAATCCGGTGACGCCGTGCTCGATCATTTCCCGCCAGCCCCAATCGTTTTGGGCGACAACCGGCACGCCGCAGGCCATTGCCTCCAGGCCGGCGCGCGGCCAGTTCTCCCGAGCGCCGCCGTTGATCGGCAGCAGGCAGTGCAGCGTCGCCAGGAATTTCTGCACGGAGATGGCCATCGGCTTGAGGCAATCGGCGAAGATCGGCGGCGCGCCAAGCTTTGCATGGGTGCGGTCGTCGAGCCCCAGCATCAAGACCCGCTTATTGGCGTACTGAATCGCCGAGTAGATCGGCCAGGTGTTGCTGGACCATTTGTCGGTATCGGGGCGGGCCATGCGTCCAATGACGAACACGTCGCCGCGAGGGTGAGGCCGCGGCGCGAAGTCGAACTCGTCGAGGTCGAACGCGCCGCGAATCAGGTGTCCGCGTTCTGGTTGGTAGCCAAATTCGGCCAGTTGCAGCTCCAACTCGCATCGCTGAAACTCGCTTTGGAACATGAACGCATCGAATGGCCCGCACTCGCGATAGAACCGGCGCTCGGCGTCGAACAGCCAGGTCATGCAGTTGGCCCACACCAGTCGGCAGCCGAGCTCGCGCAGCTGTGCGGCCGAGTCGAGAAACGCCCCGTTACAAAAACTGACGACGGTCGAGCCGGCGAGTCCCGGAACCTCACCCAGCGTTTGGGGGCCGGCCTCGTGCGTGGTGCAACCGAGGTCGTCGGCCCGCCGCCGCCAGCGGGAATCACATTGCCAGGTCGGGATCAGGTGAACGTCGACGCCGAATCGCCGCCAGAGCTTGATCGTGTGCCAGGCTTCCGTGCAAGCGCCGCCCAGGTCGCCGGGATAACCGATCAGGTAGATACGCATGGTCGTTGGTCCCTCTCGAGTGCCGAGTTCATTTCAGGAATCTCTCTTCGAATTCGCGCAGGACGCTCTTTCCGAGGTCGCAGGCTTTCTCCTTCTGGCCAGACAGCACGGCCTCGACCGTCGGCAGAATGAGCCGTTCGTAAACTTCGTCGTAGACAGCGCGGGGGTGCGGTGAACGTTCGATGGCCGCGACGATCTTGGGGGAGACTTCGTAGTAGTGCTCGACGAAGCCTCGGAGGTCGTCCGAAGGCATGAGGTACGTGTCGCGGAGGTCGCGGAGCACCTCCAACTCGAAGCTGTCGTCGGGCAATCCTCTGGCGCGGGCACTGGCGCTGGAAACGCAGCAGCCGGAGCCGTCACTACTGCTGCTGTCGCTGCCACTACTCGAACCGCTGCCACTGCTGGCCGGCGGATCGCCGCTTGCGCTACTGGATGTGGGATCGCCCGAGGAGCCTGGCGGACCACCGGACGATCCGCCGTCGGAATTCGAGCTGCCTGAAGGCGAACTTGCAGAGCCGCTGCTCCCTGATCCGCTGCTTCCCGAACTGCTGCTGCCGGTCGAACCGCTTTGGCCGGACGACGGTTGGCTCGACGGCGGGTCGATTCCGCTGCTGCCGGGCGGATTGCCGCTCGACGGAGGCGCAGATGGCGGGCCGCTGCTTGGATCGCCCGACGAAGAACCACCTGAAGATGAAGGGGCCAAGGACGACGCACTACCGCCGCTGGAGGTTGGGGCCGACCCGCTGGAAGCCGGTCCACTGCCGGAGGGCCCGCTGCTAGATGGAGCCGCCGAGGAAGACGAACCACTCTGTGAGGAAGAAGCCGAACTGGATGACGCCAGGCTGCTGCTCAAGCCGGATGAGCTAAGCGGTGGGCCGCTGCTCACGGACGGCGCAGCGCTGGAGGAAGGCGCGGAGCTATGGCTCGAGCTCGACGCCGAGCCGCTCGACGAGGGGGTGCTCGACGATGCGCTTACCGAGGATGAACCGGATGACGCCGAACTGGAGGAGCCGCTGCTCGCATACGATATCGACGACGACCCGTAGGAACTCGACGAGCCCGACGAGTGGCTGGATGAAGACCAACTCGACGACGAACTTCCCGAGTCGCCCGAGGAGCTGGAACATTTCTCGCAGCTGCAACAGCCGGCCTGATGGCTGAACTGCCAGGGACCTTCATAGCGCGAAAGCGTCGATCCCGACAAACAAATCGACACGGCCCGCGTGTAGACATTGAGCTTGTCGCTCTCGCACCGCACATCCGTCTCGTAAATCGTCACGCAACTCTGCGGCCCGCTGCCCGATGGCCCCGACGCACTGTCGGACGAACTGCTGCCAGACGAGGACGACGGCCCCGACGAAGACCCCGATGAACTCGACGAACCGCTGCTTGAGGACGATCCGGACGAGCTGCCGCTCGATGATGAAGACCCCGACGAACTCGACGACGAACCGCTCGACGAAGAAGAACTGGATGATCCCGACGATGAAGGTGGCTCGCAGCAGCCCTCGCCGAGCGCCAAGACTTCCCACTTGCAGCTGTCGGCGTAGTGTTTGGCGACACCGTAGGCGCCAGCTGGAACCGAGTCCGATTTGTCGCAGTCGCACCCGCTGCCCGATCCGGCGGCCTTGCAAATATCCGGACAGACAACGCCGACTGAATCGTAGACGGTGAACGTGAGCGATACGGGGCACCATTTGCCGCCCTGGTACAAGACGAGTTGGGCCGACGCCGAACCGCAACGGGCCAAAGGCGAGAGCAGCTTGAACCGCCAGTGATCTTCATACGGCGCGAGTACCTGCCAGCGGCATTCATGGTCGTTCCAGATGCACCAGACCCAATCGCCGCAGCCAAACTTCGCGGGCAATAGGCCCGTGGTCTTGTGGAGCGCGATGACGGCGGCCCGTTCCGCGGGCGGATAGCCGACCGTGTGCCAGACCGTCTCGGTCGGTTCATCGTTGTCGGACGCATAGGTATAGTTGTCTCGGTAATAGAAAACCGGCTTGCAGCCGACCATCTTCATCCAGCCATCCGGCTCGGGCGGGTAGGCCGGCAGCCAAGCGCCCGCAAGCTGAAAGATGGCGAACCGGGGCCGCTCGCTGATCCGCACCACCGCCCATTTCAGGCCCAGGCCCGGCTCCTTCCACAGAATCCGCGTCAAACCATAGGGACAGCTCCGCAGGTGGTTTGTTTCATCGGCGACGACCTCGGCGTAGGGATCGTTCTCGCGGATCACGTTGACGCGGGCCGGCGTTACGCCCGCCACGATCCCACGCCCGATGGCGTCCGTGCCCAATGGTTCGAGCAGGATTGCGAATCGCTCGCACTTGGCCGGCGCGACTGCCTTCACGCCATTGAGGTTGGTCCGATTCTTGAACTCTTGCAGGTTAGCGGCCGGCCCGACGATGGGATCACGGAGCGCCAGGATGTTGAACCGCTCCTGGTCGGCGCCCGTCTGGTTGTGGACCTTGATGATGCCGGTCTGGCGGAATTCGTCCCCTGGTTCCTGCTCGACGTTGTGCTGGCGAGCTCGTTCGGCGCGCACCGCGTCGAGAAACGCGTTGTACGTCTCGGCGGGAATCTCCAGCCGCTGGCCCGCCTGCACCTTTTTCAGGGCGTCGCCCATCAGTTAGGTTCCTATGCCAAGACCGGAGAAGTCCCCCTCGTCGTAGACCTTCTCGACGTAGGCCGCGATCGGTTGCTTCACCAAGACGTTTTGGTCCTCGGCGTCGGCGTACCGCACCCACAAGTACTCCCAGCCCTTCTTGTTGATCCCGGTAATCAGGCCGACCGAGAGGCCGGTGACGTTGGGACTGGCCGCGAAGCGGAACGTGATCTCCCAATCCTCTTCGCCGCGTTGCGAACCCGACGCGCCCTGGAACAGCACTTCGCCGATGGCGAAGCCCTTGAACGCGGCGTTGTTCACCTTGCCCGTCAGGTAGAAGAGCGCCGCCTTGTACGCGCCGGTCACCACGGCCACTGGCAGGTAGTGCGTCTCGGTGAAGCTGTAGACGGGGATCGTGACGTCGGTCCCCTCGACGCTGTCGGTCGTACAACCGATGGCCCCCTTGAAGTTGGGAGCGACCTTTCCAGGCGGGGCGTAGCTGCCGATAGTCGCGAGCGACTGGGTGATGTGCGTCGTGCCGCCGCCCGTGTCGAACGAGAACGACGAGTCATTCGTGTCCTTGGGTTCCTTCTTGCCGTAGCGGGCCGTGACCTCCCACACGCCGCCCCCCTGGTGCGATATGTGGTAGGTCTGAAACACGAGGCCGGTGTACAGCGCGGGGATCGTCGCCTCGACCAGCGCCCGCACCGCGCCGTCGTCTTCGGTCCCTTGGACGACGAAGATCAGATCGACCGACGGGCTTTCGACCCCTTCGGTCGATTCACGGCTGTCGTAGCGTTCGATGATCGTGGCCATGCGGACTCCTTACGCGAACACCAGGCCGCCGTGCTGGGCTTCCTGCACGAGGCGCTTGGTGTTGGCCGCGATTTGTTCCGCTGCTTTGGCCGTCCGTTCCGACAACGAGTCGGACCCCAGGCCGCGAATGGCCGCCGGGTTGAATGTCCCTTGGACATCGACTTTCTTCTGGGTCGTATCGATGAATTCGTCGAGGCCGTCCGGGGTCGGCATTCCCGACGATGGCTTCTTGAGCCGGTCGGGAGCGGCGGCCTCGGCCTCGACCCGCTTCTGGGCTGCTTCGTCCAGCGCGTCCTGCCATTCCTTGCGGGCCTTGGCCAGCTCGTCCTCCGATTCCTTGAGCGCCGCCTGGTGCTTGGCTTCGCGGTCGGCCTGCTCTTGGGCCTGCATGTCGTCGAGAGCCCCCTGCGCCCCGACGCGGTCGCGCTCGATTTCGTCGCGGCGCTTCTGCCGCTGTTGCTCGCGCTCGGCAATCGTCGCGTCTCCTTGCTTGTTGATTTCCTCGTCCCGCTGGGCGACCTCCTCGTTGATCTTGGCGATCTCCTCCTCGGCGTCCGAATCGCTGAAGACGCTTTTGACCCGCGCCCAGACCTTCTGGAAGAAACCGCTGAAATGGTTCCACCCCTTTTTCAAGAGGCCGAGGAAACTGGTCCAGTTGTTGGCGAGGAAGGTCGTGGTTTCGACCCAGGCCACCTGAATGCCCGCCCAGGCGTCGGTCAGGAACCGGGCGATGCCGAACACGGCCTTCTGGAAGACGCCGACGAAGAAGCCCTTGAAGTCGAGCCACTTGGCTTGCAGGAAGTTGATCCCCTTCTGCCACTCCATCTTGAGCGTGAGCCAAAGAATCTTGGCGGCCAGGCTCAGGTCGCCAGCGGCCAACGCATCGCCGATCCCCTGCCACGCCGCGAGCGCCGTGTCCTTGAGATCGTTAAAGCGGTCACCCAGCCAAGCCAGCGCGTCGCTCCCCGCGCCCGTCGCATAGAGCAAGTACGCCGCCAGCGCCCCCAGGCCGGCGATCACCAGGCCAATCGGCGTCAACAGCGCCGAGATGATCGATCCCAGGATGCCGACCGCCGCGCCGATGCCGGTGATCACGGCGGCGATGGTCCCCAGCACCGTCGCAACGCCCGAAATGGCCGTCCCCAGGATGATGAGCGCCGCGCCGCCGGCCAGCACGGCGACGGCGATCTTGAAGACGGTGACGACCAAGTCCTTGTTCTGGCTGATCCAGTCCGAGACGGTCTTCGTCACATGCATGATCGTTTCGGCGACCTGAGTCAGCAGCGGGGCCAGCGCCGAGCCGATGGTGAAGGCGGCCATCTTGAGCACCTTCCACAGGGCGCTGAGCGTGTCGCCGAACGCCTCGGCCGCTTGGGCGTCCTCGGTGGACATGGTCAGCCCCAATTCACTGGCCTGCTGCTGGAGTTCCTCGATCCCCTTGGCCCCGCCTTGCATCATGGGCAACAGCTTCGTGCCCGACTTGCCGAACACCTGCATCGCCATTGCGGCCCGCAGCGTGGGGTTTTGAATCTGGCTCAGCCGGTCGGCGATCAGCTTGAATTGCTGGTCGGGCGACAGCTTGGCCAGATCGGCGACGGTGAGGCCGAGCCGCTGTAGCGAGTCGCTCGCCGTGTCGGAACCGCTGGCCGCCTCGACCACTAGCTTCTGCATCTTGCGCAGGCCGCCTTCGAGCGTTTCGACATCGGCCCCCGACTGTTCGGCGGCGAAACCCAGTTCCGACAGCGCTTCGACCGACACGCCCGTGCGCTGGCTCATGTCGACCATGTCGCTGCCCATGTCGGCAAACACTTTGGCCGCGCCCAAGAGGGGCGTGGCGATGCCGGCCCCGAGCGTGGCCATCTTGGCGCCGATGGCCGTGATACTCGCGCCAAATGCTTTTAGCTTCTGCGCAGCGGCATTCAGACCTTTCACCAAGCGGCTGTCCTTGGTGTACAGCTCGATGTAGGCTGCGCCGGCGCGAATGCCCGAGGCCGATGGCATGCGTTACGTTCCTCCCTGGCGGTTGTCGACGAACACTTGCTTGAGCACGTTGATTCCGACCTTGGTGATGGTCGGCCTCGACGGGCGAAGGTGCGGGTTGAAGTCGGCGGGGCGATAGGCCCGCGTTTTCTTCGAGTCGCGGTGGACGTTGGCGAGCATGGCCAGCACGGCGGACGTGTGCGCCCAGCACTGCTGGCTTTTGGCCTCGGCCATCACGACGAGTTCGCGGAGGGTGAAGGGGCCGGGGTCGAGAGCGAGGAGGCCCGCGAGTTGCCAAACGAGGCGATCAAGCCTTTCGCTTCGTGCTCCGGGTCGATGGTCCCCAGCAGCGTCTCCGCGTGGTCCAGCAGCTTGTCCCGCACCTTCTTCCCCGCGTCGATCACCCTCCGTAGCCCGGCCCGCGCCCGGGCATCGGGGAAAAAATCGATGAGTTCCTCCACGAAAGCGTCGGCGGCCAGCGTGATCGCGTCGCCGGCCAGGGCCCGGCCGAAGTCCTCGTCCGAGATTTGCTTGGCGTCAGCTTCGTCCTTGCAGAGGCAATACAGCACGTCGGCCAGTTGGACCGGGTCGGCCACGAGCTTGGCCAAGGCCTGAAAGCCGTCGTCGACCAGCTTGTAGAGGTCGACGTTGATCAGGCCCCGCGCCCGTTTGACCGCCGCCACGTTGATGGCGACCGTCCAGGTTCGGCCGGCGTTGTCGGTGAAGGTCCGCATGAAGGGCTATTCCTTATATCTAGGGTGCATTACGGCACGCTGAGCCAACTTGGTGGGTTGGCCGAATAGGTCGGCTTGGCCGTGACGCTCACGGTGATCGCCTCCTCCAGCGCTTCGTTGCGGCTGAAGTTGGTGATCATGCAACTGGCCCGCAGTCCCTGCGAACCGGCCGTGGCGATGTCACCGTCCATTACGGCCAAGTCCAATGCGGTCTTGTTGAGGAACGCATCGCGGATCGAACCGAAGTCGTCGTCGGCCGAGTCCCAGACCATCTCGAACTCGACGGACCCGTCCTTGAGCGTGGCGACCGTGGCTCGCCAGCCGTTGTTTCCGCGGGTGGTGACGTCCGCCTCGCCCGCTTCGAGGTTCAAGGTGACGTCCTTGACGTTCTTGATTTCGTTCCAGGTGGGCGCAGCGAACGTGGCCGTGTTGCGATAGAGCTTGGCGTCGAGTCCCAGTTTGACTGCCATGATGCGTGGTCTCCTTTAGCGAACCGAAGCCGCCCACAGGGGCGGCAGGCGGTCTTTGACTTTCTCCATCGCCGGTCCCATGAACGGCCGCTTCTCGTAATGCTCGCGGCGGTAGCGCCCGCCGAATTCGTGGGCCTTGCCCGACTCACCGACGACTTCGTGCTCGGGTCCAATCACGACGAGCCCCTGTTGTTTTTCCACCGCGTAGGCAATGGCCCGTCGCAGTTGGCCGCGTCGCGTGCTGGGCGGGCTTCCCGCGGGCGACGCCGATTTGCGTTTGCGGATGCTGCGCCGCGCCACCAAGCGAATCGCCGCGCCGGCATGGCCCAGGCTGGTGATGCTAGCCTGTTTGGTCTTGGCCAGGACTTTCTTGGTGTCGCTTTTGGTTTTGACCTTCATGCCAATCACGGTTCACCTCCAGACCTTGAACGTGAGCGTGATGAGGCTCGTGAACTGGCGGAACTCGTCCATGTGCTGCTGCGAATAGGCCGGCTCGTTCTTGACCTCCGTGCAGCGGGCGTTCGGGTAACTGGCCAACGGCTGCGTGCGGAAGTGATCGGCCACTTCCTCGACAAGGTTCATCAAGGCATCGAGCGACGCCTGGCTCATGTCGGTCTTCTGTTGCACGGCCACGTCGATCAGGTAGTCGAACGTGTCGCGGTTGCGGTCCAGCGTCTTGCTCGACAGGCCGTGCGGCACGACCGACACACGCAGCGTCGTCATTTCGGGCAGCTCGAACTTGGGCTGGTAGTGCCGCTCGGCCGCGATCGGTTGGCCGAACGAGCCCCCGTTGAGCTGGGCCACGACGGCGTCGGCGATGTCGATGATCGTGGCCATCACGGTCCTTCGGTTGCGACTTGCTTGGTGTGAATCCGTAGCATCTTGCGG